CTACATATAACATTCCCCCAATACCATTAAAAATCGCGGGGAGATCTTGTACGGTAGTTGTAAAATCGGTTAAATTTATATTTATAAGATTAGAAACAGAATTGTCTAAAATATCGGTATAATTTAAAGTACTTAAAACCGCTAGTGAACTAGCTGGAATACCATTTATTGAGGACAATACAGGTACAAATTGCCACAATCTATTAGGATCTTGCACTATATTAGGATTAATAGCTAACTGAACAATATCTGCCACTTGACCAAAATTGGTATCCGTACCCACTTGGTATAAGCCTCGATCATCACCTAATAACACACTTATTTCGTTATTAAAATAATTTATAAAAAGACTATTTATATTATTATAACGACCACCATTATTTGTATAAGGTAAAGAAAGCATCCCTCCTATTTTCTTGACCATTCCTCTATAAAATCTTATCCATTGTCCATCAGTACAATATTCAGCCTGAAAGGATGTACCGTCTCTTTTTATTCCAGGTTTAAATACTAAAGGATAAAGATTTGATGCCATTAGTCTTTATCCCTTTTACTAATACGATCTGTATAACGTTCTTTTGTATTTCTATTAACATCTTGCAGAGCTCTATTATAAAGAGACTCATATACTGGAACCCTCTCATCGCTTTTTAAGAACGGTATTGTTTCCACCATACATGCATAAAATAACAAAGAAGGATATCTATCAGTTAGAAAGTTAGTAGGATGCGTAGCATCAAGTAATGGAATTCCTAGATAATTAAGCTCATATCCATAATTAAAATCAGGAATAGGAGATAAATAAAATAAACCATAAGTACGCATAGAATAAAATAGAGGTATACCAGTTTGATCTAAATTAGGCCAATAATCTAAACAAAATTCATATGTCCTTGGTAACAAGATTTGAGTAATAGGATTAAGTCTCACGTCTTGTAAGGTAAAACTTAAAGTTTCTTTCCAGTTAGTTGTAAATAATATTGTTTGATCACCTTGATTAGGAACTAAAGCACCATTTTTTATTATTTCAAAACCAATATCTCTGGCCTCGTAATAAATACGATTAATTGCCTGAGCAATAAAATTATCTATTTGAGCAACAAAATCATCATCTGTTCTATTTGCGTACGACTGTATTTGAGCCGTTAAAGATGCATAATTCATTGGCATACGGTTTATTTCTCCCTATTGCCTAAATTAGCACCAGTGATTAAAGAAGGCATTGGATTATAAAAATCTCCAAAACCTTTAGCTTGATGTTTATTAGTAATTAATTTTTTAAATGCATTAGGATCAAGTAAAGCTTCTTCCAGAATAGAATTATATCTTTGATTCTTCAATTCATTAAATTTAGATACTCCTCTATTCAAGATTTCTTCTCCTATACCACCGATACCGCTAGCCTTAGTAGCCACCTTTCCTGCTATTTTACCAAGTCCGCCTAAGGATTCATTAAATTCATTTTCTACTTTTAATTTTTGGTGAGTATCGGAACCACTTACTTTACCCATACTCTCTAATCTATTGCGTTTTTGTAATGTATCCAAAAACTGATCTATTTTTTTACGTTCTTTACTATTAAAAATAAGATCTATCTTCTCTTTATTATATTTATTTCCTAAAAATTTATTAGCTTTATCGTAAGAAAAATTACCTGAATTTAGCCTAGATGTTTCTAATAACTTATCAATGTAAGTACCTTTTATTAAATCCAGCGTTTCTTTATTACCTTTTGCTTTATTTAAAAGAACTTTTGTATTAGGAAGATCTGATCCAAGTATTAAGCCTGGTATTCTTTCCGAAGGGGCAATGAATCCTTCTAATTGAGATACATCTTTATTCTTCTTAACAAAATTACTTAACAAATTAGAAGTCTCTATCTCATTTATAGGTTTTGATAATCTTTTATATTCTTCTCGGTGCTTTAATCCAATAGGGTTTTTAGCTAAATCTTTTTCATAAGCTTTTTTTATTCCACCATATTTTCTTGCCGCATTAGACTCTCCGGCTCTAGATAATGCATTAACTTTATCTCCTAATTCTTGGATTGTATTTTCAATCTGAATAGGGCGTGGTAATAAAGTTGATTCTAGTTGATTCAATTCCTGCTTTAAAGGAGTCTTTAATTGCTCTATAGCATTAGGACTTAAATCTTTATATTCTCGATCAATATTCTTTAAAGTAGCTCTTAGTTCTTTGGCTCTTTCTACATCAATAGGATTTATATCATTTCTATTTAATCCTTTATAAAATCTTTCTAACTGTGATCTATTGCCAGGGCTACTTACTCCTATTTCTTGTCCGAGTAATGCTCTAGCTTCAGTAGGATCTAATCCTTCTTGTATATTCCCAAGTTCTTCGTATAAAGGCTTAGTAAATTGTTCTCTGCGAGCCTTCTTTTTATTAAATTTCTCAAAGAATGGAGTTCTAATTGCTTCTCCTTTGATACTTTCTGGCAATCCAGTAGTTCCAATACCTTCTAAAGCCTCTAATAATTTTGCATCGTTTTCAGTATATCTTTGCGGTAACGAAGGGAAATTACTTTGAGTTCTATATAATCTAGACAAACCAACATCCTGCGCTATCTCAGGAGTAGTCAATTGTAAATTAATAGGATTTTTCTGTTTCTTATACTTTGTAATATTCTCTAGAACACTAGGTAAATTCTCTTCACCAATTTGAGTTTGCAGGGCCCCTGCAACTTTTTGTTTAGTTTTCAGATTTCTATGTTCTTTAGAGAACTTATTAAGTATGTTCTTGCCACTTGCTCCAATTAATGGGGCTGCAATAGCGGGTGCTAAATTAGCAGTTAGTGGATCAAATCCCGCCTCTTCTAATCCTGCACCTGCAGCGCCAAGCGTAGAGCCCATTTGTGCTAATTTACCAGCTTCCTTTGGAGAACCTAAGAATCTACTAAAGAAAGGCATACCAGCTTTAGCTCCAGCCGCTCCAAGACCTACTCCCCCTAGTGCGGATCCAGCACCTTCAAAGGCTCCAGAAACTAATTTTTTGCCTAAAGTGTCAGTCTTTGGTTTGTTAAATCCTTGGTAACCAACTTTATTAGCTAAATTACTAAAACGTTCTGAAACGGGAGTAAAAGAGGAAACATGATGTGTTGGAGTACCACCAGGAATAATATTCCCTAATTCTTCTACACCAGTAGCGGCTAACTGTGGTAAATCAAGAAGTCCTAAAGCCCCTCTGTTAAAAGATTTACCAGCAACATCAGCATATTCATTGATATTTTGACCTAGTGACTTTTCTTGTTTACGTAATTCTCTAGGTCTTGATCTAATAATAGGACCAGGTGATAAGTCTCTAGGTCTTGATCGAATATGAGTTATATTGTTTTCCATTTTTATTCATCCATTGTATAACCCAAATTTAAAGCATCCTGTTTATCTTCAATATTTACATAAACAGGTTTACCTTTTGGATCAATCATTGGGATTTCTTCATTAGCACCTTGTAAGTCAGTAACTTCTTCTTGCGCAGGAGCACTAACTTCTTGCTGAGGATTAAGAGAATTTTCAAATTCTCCTACGCTAGAAGGGTCAAGACGCACTCCATATTGCAAACTTAAATTACTAGCTTTATATGAATTTTCAATTTCATCTTTTAGCATTTTCATTTTTGATTCAAATATTTCGGGAGTATCAGTATCTAAATTAGGATAAATTCCTTGTTCTTTAAACATCTGAATTAATCGAGGGCCCATGACTCCACCACCTTTTAAAGCCCTTTCAGAACTCACCACAAACTTATTTAATTGGCTATTTAGAGTTTGTCGATCGGCTGATTCTTGCCTTAATTTCTTATTATTTGCAAATTTACCAAAGAAATCTTTAGTAGGATTAGCAATACTTGCAATAGGAGACATCGGATCAATTATATTACCTTTATAATCCTTTCTAAATTTATTATATTTCTCTTCCAACTCATGAAGTTCTTTCATAGTTGAACCTAAAGCCTTTTTATCCTTAGCATAAGCAGTAACTTCAGCTTTATTTTCAATCGGAGTAAATTCAGAGCCAAATTGAGAAGTACCAGTTTGTTTACCTTGCAACTTTTGTTGCTGGTAAGCATTCATCATATCATGATATCTACGCTGTTCTCCAAGTTGAGACTCCGCATGTTGTCTTCTCCAAGACTGATCTTCTGCTTGTGCTTGTTTTGCTTCCTCAGCATTTTTATAAGCTAATATCTGATTAGCCATTGCATTATTTTGAGTTAAAGCTTCATCCTCAGCTTGATCATGAGCTTGAATTGCTGGTGATAGGGCCCTTGCAGCAGATCCAAAATTATTAAAGAACCCTCTTTGTTTAGGTTGTTGAGCCATATTATCAGCAAAAGTAAGCATTGATCTTCTTAAGGCTTTATCCTGTTGCTTATCAGTCATTCCTAAAGATTCACGAGCAGATGCAATAGCTTTACTAATTCCAGTATCAAATGGATTGTATGGAGTTTGTTGTCCCTGATTTTGTTGCATAGGAGAAGAATGACCCTCTCCTTGCGGTTGACCTTGCTGAGATTGTAAATAATTTAAAATAGCAGGATTCATACTAACTCTTTAATTATTTTGGTTTATCTTCTTTAAATTTCTCAGCACCAATTATTACTTCTCCTTTATTATCAAGCATATCAATTTCTTTTGCTATACATGAAGTAAGAAAAAAACTGCAAATAATAAATAGTATTAATCTGTTCATAATAATAATCATCGGTTAATATCCTGATATTATATACGGTATAGTATAGCTTACATTCGGGCTAAGTGCAGTACCACCAAGCCCCGCATTTGTTAAGGATAAAGAATTAGGGGTTTCAGTCACAAATTGGACTAAAGGATAGCCCACTATCCCTATTGGGAAATTCGGCATCGGAGTCTGTAGCGTAACTGTAGCGATTATGCCCGTTAAACTTATAGTACCAGAACCGGTATTAATCGTAATAAATCCAGCAAATTCATCGCCAGTAATAGTAGCTGAAGCTCCTATTCCTACAATCAGAGCATTTGTACTTATAGTAATAGTAATAGCTGGAGAAGGCCCGACCGCAACAACTCTTGCAGTGTCTATAGTTCCTGTATAAACTTGAGTCGCATCTAACATATTTGCATTTATAGTTCCAATTACATCTAAAGTATTGGTAGTTGTATTACCGCTTACAGCTAAAGTATTGGTAGTTGTAGTTCCAATTACATCTAAAGTATTGGTAGTTGTAGTTCCAGTTACATCTAAAGTATTGGTAGTTGTAGTTCCGCTTACATCTAAAGTATTGGTAGTTGTAGTTCCGCTTACATCTAAAGTATTTATAGTAGCAGTATCATTTACAGTTATATTATCAAAAATATCACTTCCCCCTCCACTAACGGCAACATTTTCCCAACCATTTATAGTATATGTCTGTAAACTTCCCACACTAAGATTATATACAATTCCTCCTGGCTGTATCTCATCAAAGGGGATGTTATTGATCTCAGCTTGAGTAAGTACAGGAGGATAGAATCCATTGCTTCCCCCAAGAGAACCTGAAATTTGAAGTGATGAAATTCTTGTAATAGGCTCATCATTAATAGGTTTTGACATACAATTGTCTCCTTGAATTTTTAAATTTAATTAATAATCATTATACTATATTTTTGGAAATAATACAAAAATATCAGGTCATTGGAAGCTCATTAAGTTGCGCATAAATAACATCACAATCAAATATTTGTGTGTAACCATTAGAAAAACATACTAAACTATCACTAATATATGGAATTAAGTTATATTCTAAATTAATAACCCCAGTAATATCTATGATATCTATTGTAGTATATGGTTTTATTTCCAACTCATTTATATAGAATATTTTAATAGGTAAATTAGAAATAAAGATAATTGCATCTGTACCAACTGTTGTAACTGTAGATATCTGAATCCATTGAGTGTTCGAGTTAATTGTACCACTTTGAACAAAAACCAAAACGCCGTTTTTTATTTCTAACGGACTATCAAAATCAATAGCACGAGTTAGAACCCAAGGAATCGAAATATTATCACCTATCGTAGTTACTGTATAAATTCCATTTTGAAATGTACTACTCTGATCTTTAACAAGAATTCTTGCATTTAATGAAGGAGATAATCCGTCAACACTAAATATAGCTAATGTACCATTATTAGTTAAAGTAGCCCCAATCCCCATTGTTCCATTATTATATGTAGCCACTAAATTACTAATCGTAGCAGTATAACATGGATTCTCTAAAACTACCCCCTGTTCTCTACTCTTTTGTAAATTAAATCGGATAGGCGCTGCTCCACGATTACAAACAATAATAGATGTTATCCACAGTACATTAGTTGAAGCAGTAACAATAGTTGTTGGAATCTCTTTAAGTCCTACAAAAATATTACTTGGATAATCAACAAAAATTCCCATTTATTTATCATTTATTCATTAGGAGAATATGGAATCAAAGATTTTAATACTTTAATACCTTCTTCAATATTAGCGCAAAATTTATGTAAATTAGCACAAAGTATTTTGAATTCAGATGTATTTTGATTTGATTCATTTAAAACTGAAGGAATTAACTGTTGTGCATATTGCCAATCAATAGTAATACCATTCATTAAATTTGTTCTTTTTTTTGATTCATTTGCTTTTATTTCAATACTCATAATTTCTCCTTAAAACTTTATTTTTGTATATTATACGTATTTTATCATGTTACAACAGAAGTTAATATCCCACTATCTGATAATTCCATTGGTAAGTAGTAGAAGCACTCAAACCCAAAAGTCCTAACGTAGCATTTACACTTAATACAAAAACAGTAGAAGAAATGGCGGCAACATAAATAGCAGTAGATATTGCAGTAGTAGCAGCAAAAAATACTACTGAGAAGGTAGAAGAAGGCATCCCTGATGTTAAAGTAAAAGTAGCGACTGTACCTGCTCCTAATACTCCTGTCCCAGTATTTAATGTAAAAACTCCGCCTATTTCTGAACCTACAATAGTCGATGTCGCTCCAGTTCCTACAACGCCCGCTGCTCCTAACACAATAGTGGGTATATTTACATTGCCTATTAATCTTTGCGCTCTTGCAGTTCCACCCACATCACAGCTGTATGAGGGAGTTATTCCTAATCCAATATTTCCATTGGTATCTATAATAAATCTTGTAGCAACTTCGTTACGATCAGTAATATCAAAGCTACCCGTATTAGTAGAACGAACCTCATATAGTTTTCCACTAGCGGCGGTAGATTGTAGTTCTATTTTTACATTATTAAGAGCACTAATAACACGTAACGCACTTTCTTCGTTAGGTACATTCTGAACTCCACCATTAATAACGACTCTAGCTTGTGTCGGAGTAGTAGTTCCTACTCCAATATTCCCAGTAGCGCCACCTGTAAGTATTATTATATTCCCGCTACCATTGGGAGTAATAATAATATTCCCATTAGTGTTATTGCTTTGTAATGTATTAGTTATTAGCTCAAGATTCCCTGCGGTAACGGAAGTTGTAATAACAACACTTGTTGGCATTGATAATGTAACGGATCCCGTCGATGCACTAGCTGTAATTTGATTAGCTGTACCGGTAATAGATGTTACTACACTAGAAGCTAACATCTGCCAAGCGGGTATCCCTAATCCATTAGTTAGAAGGACTGCATTATTAGCTGTTGCCAATCCCACAATGGTATTAGTGGATGATGAGTAAAGAAGTTGATTTATAGTGGTGGAAAGCGGATAAATGGCACTCGACCATGTAGGAGAGGTATTAGAACCTGATAATAAAACTTGATTAGCTATTGAAGTTCCTGATAAAATAGCGATGGCTGAAGCTGTAGAATATGCAATACCACCATTAGAGGCAGTCAAAGCAGCGTTAGAACCACCATGAATTAGATCAACAACAGATCCATTCCATGCACCTGTTGTAATAGTGCCCAAAGTTGTTATTGATGTTTGACCTAGATAAGTAGGATCAATAGAAACAATAGGAGTCGTTGTACCGTTAACCACTACAACTTGTCCAGCAGTTCCTGAAACTAAAGTAACAGTACCGACCCCTCCTATATAAGTTTGTAAGGTTTGTAAATTAACTGCATCTAATGGGTTACTAGGGTCACTTAGATTAATAAGTTTATGATTATTAATATTTACATCCGCAACTGCTAACGGTACTTGATCTAAAGTTCTATTGAATAATATAATAATATTAGCCGTATTGGTCGCCACAGCAGCCACTAATCCTGCAACGGCAGCTTCTAAAAATACAAGTTCTCCGTTAATTAATATAATATCAGCAGTATTGGCAGCTACTTGAGCTGTTAACGTAGTAAGCTCCTCTTCGATTACAGCAATCTCCTCTTCGATTATCTCAACCGTTCCTTCTAATACAGTAAGATCATTTACTTCGATTGGACGATTACTAATATCACCTCTCCATATATATTCAAAAGTTAAATCGGGTAAATTACTTAAAAAAATAGTTGGATGAGGTATAGGTTTATTTAAATTATTCCCTATCCATATATTATTCTCTGGAAGAGTATTAAATAAACTAAATGGTATAAATAAAATAGAATCAACACCAACCGTCATTACTGTTTCTGTTTGTATCCATAATGTTTGAGCATTAACGGTTCCAAATTCCACGGCTACTAAATCCCCAGATTGAATTTCCATAGGCTGATCATAAGTACTAATTCGAGTTAGTACCCAAGACGTTATAATGTCCCCTATAGTAGTTAAAGTATATATTCCATTTTCATAAGAAGGACTTTGATCTTTAACAAGAATTATTGAATTAATAGGCGGTGTTTGGTCATCAATCATAAACTCTGAAGGAAGAAATCCAGTTAATGTAGCCCCCACCCCTTCAGTACCATTATCATAAATAGCTATTAAATCTTCAGTTGTAGCTGCATAACATAAAGGTATTTGAGGAGTAGTAGGTAAAGTACTTACTATACCATCCGTATTATACAAAAACCCATTAGGCAGATTTACTAGTACTTGTGCATTAGGTATTTGATCATTTGGATGACCTACAATAAAATCAGTTTCGACTAAAGTATTATATCTTTTTCTTAGAGCTATCAAATCAAGTCTAATATCTATCAGGATCGGAGAAGGAATAGCTATTCCTTGCCTATTTCCTACTAATACATAGTTAAAATCGGCTAATACTCTACCCGTGACAGGAGAAATAAAATTATGTAAAACATCAAATTTCATGCTACTAAATGCCCTAAAAAGGCAGCTATATTTTCTATATCTTCATTAAAATAATCAGTAGCCGTATCTTCATAATAAGTAAGAATATCAGGATCAGTATTATCTAATTCTGTATTTAAATTAGGGTCTAACAATGGTTGGAATCTATAATAATATAGTTGATCCAAAGTATAAGAAGACTCAAGAGATAAAGCCTTAGCTACTGATTCTTGCCCCCCTGTTGAAGCTATACCGAATAAGGCAAAAATTGTTTGAATTGAATCGAAAGCCAATGTATTTGATTTTAACATTTCTAACATTTTAGGATCAACACGTGAATCAACAACGTCAGGATTACCTGGATCAAATCCTATCTCTCCAAGACCGGTCCCTAGAGATAGAACACATGCTCTATTTGCCGTTGGCTTTATCATTTGTGCTAACGTCCTACCAAATGAAGCTGGATTATTCTGATACGTTCCCCCGTCTATATATTCATCTCCACTCGGATCCCCTGTTAACGTAATTAAGGGTAAGTATATAGGAGCGGCGGAAGTTGCTAAAGCTACATCACTAATTAATGAGTTTTGTCCTATAAAATCTGGATAATTGAGATTAGAAAATATTACATATGTACCTTGACCTACCGGATTAGTAGGTGGCCCACTATTATATGAAGGAATAATTACATTAGTTTTTAATTCTTGTAATGTATTACTTCCAAACTGATTTTGTAAATTCGATGCAAGTAATCCTGATCCATATTGATCAGCAGTTGGCCCAGAAGATTGATAGAATGGAATGTCCGCTAAAACCAAAGCTATCTTAGCTGCAAGATTTGGTCTTATTGAAGGGGTAAGAGAAGTGAGACTAAAAATATATGGCCCCCCTCTAGGAGGAGTAGTACTTGTAAAAAACGGTAACAGTTCATCAAGGGTTAGTCCAAAAGCCAAAGACAAAGCCATAATTCCACCAATAGAAGTACCGCAAATTACATCAAAATGTTTCCATATATCAGCTTGATCAATTCCCCACAATTGAACAAATTTTTTTAAAAAGTTCACGGAAAGATATCCTCTCTCTCCACCACCATCCAAAGATAATATTCTTATTGTATTTGGATCGCTCATTGAAAACGAACCTTTTTTAATTGTAATAAAAGTTGCGTATACGAAGGAGTAGGGTTAGGATCAAACCACCCGGGAGTATTTTCATCTGAATATGGCAAAACATAAGAAGGAGGCCCATATGGCGGTTCATTATCATCATAAAAACTCATCTCTTCCAATTCAGCTAAAATTTCTGGAAATGGATCAACTACTGGATATTCAGGATCTGTATATGGATAAGAAGGCCTAGGATTCTTAACTACTTTAGGATCATCTTTAACAAGAGGTGGTCTCAATTGCTCATTTGGTACATCTAAATAAGGCTTTCCTACCATTAATCCAGTCCAAACTAAATTATCCCCTTTCCATTCCATTTGTTTTACTAAATCTTTATGATTAAATGTTAACCCGCTTTCATCACATTGACCAAGTGCAGCAGGATTTTTAGGATCTATTTTTACATATTTACCTTTCCAACGATTTACCCAACTCATGAACTCTCTCCTCTAATACTGATATTAGTTCCTTCTGAATCCTCGGTGGTTGCAATATTAAACGATTGTTCGTACTCTGCTTTCATCATTTGCGCAATATCGGACTTAAATTTTAAAGCCAAATGCCAACTTAGTCCCCATACTAAAGAAGGATAAAATCTAGAAGGAATCTCTATTGTTTCAGTATATAAACCAACATCTTGCATCATTTTCTTATAAGAATAAAATAAACAATTATATTGAGGAGAAGGCGTGGGCCATAAATTAAGAATAGGAGCAACAGTTTGACGATCCAAATAATAAACACTAGGCCTACTTTGTAAATATTTATTAGGATAAGTGTTATACTCATACTTGCTTACATCTGAAATCACAAAATCAAAAGTATTATTATTAAAAAAAATCTCCTGAATATTAAGAATTGCACCATCAGTTTCCCTAATTCTATATGCTCTGGCCGCAATAGGAGTAGGAACATCAAACCAGGTGTTCACTCCAGCTTGAAAAGTTTGAGGTGGAATTATAAATAAAGTAGTCCATGTAATGGTATCTTGTGAATATTCAACAACTAATGAATATAAGGTAGTACTATTTGATTGAATGCCTATAAAAGTAATATATTGAGTTACTTCTACTCCATAATCATAAGAAATATTACCATTAGCTATATCTTGCGTACAAACAGTTGTAGGATTTCCGTCAAAGGCATTATTCGCATTAGGATTAGGTACATTGTTTTCAAAATAAAGCTCTGTAATATTTAGAATAGCATTCGCATTTTCTCTTATTCTATAAGCTCGTCTTGCAATTGGAACTGCAAAATCTGAAACATTAAATACTACGGTTTGACCAGCTAAATAATTCCGAATTGGAATATTAAATAAAGGAACCCAAACAGCATTATCAACAGAAGTTTCTACAAATAAGGTATATTGTCGAGTAATAAAAGAGGTAACACCAACTATAGTAATAATTTGAGTATTACCTAAACCGTAATCATAGCTAATAGCACCATTTAGATTTGGAGTTTGATCACAAGATGTCAAAGGATCCCCATCAAAAGCATTCGCAGCTACACCCCCTGCATCTGATGCAGGAACACCACCTAATTGGCGTACGGTAGATGCGGCTGTACCATTTAACTGACGAGTAGAAGTCCTTAAATTAGCCTGAATGACATTGCTGACAGTAGGAGGTAACGTATATTGTCTTTGTCCAGTTATCAGACCTAAATAAGCGCTCTGTAATGTCCACAAATTAATTGTTTTATCCATCCAACTAAGAAGAAGGAAGTTTATACTTCTTCTAGCAGAATCTAGCTTCAGAGGTTCAGTAAATTCTCCTAATATTCCTATTCTTTCAAAAGCATCTCTAATAAGTATTTCAACTTGGACAGACTGAAAATTATAAGTCCCTGAGGTTGTAGGCATTGAATTATACTCATCATATTATTTTTTATGTTTAAAGCTTTTTAAAGTTTCTGCTAAAACTGCTCTTCTTTTAGTTAATGGATTTTTAGAATGCTCAGCTTTTTCTAACTTTTTCTCGGGAATTTTCTTTCCCTCAGGAACTCCTAAAGTTTTATGCAATGCTCCTTTTTTCATTCCCATCTCAGAAATCCATTGTTTTTTAGATCTACCCATAAAGCCTTCCCTATATTTGTAAAAATTCCATTTCTAACGTTGAAGTGTTAATTGCGGATGTTACAGCCACAATTATATTATAGCACACATCTGTTCTTTGAAGTATTTGCGTGATATTTGCATAAGGCCCGCTTACCGAAATAAAAGAAGATCCGGTAATTAAAGCCGAGTAAGTTTCACCATTGCCGGCAAGATTAATTAAAGATTGATATATTTGATAAGTACACCCATTTGAGCTTTCCGTAGCAAAGCCTAATGCATAACTATTACTAGGAGCACTTATTGTAATCATAGAAGAATTAACCCTACTAATTAATGGGAAATAACCTACCAATCCTGTCCCAGCACTAACCCCATTTACTGCCATATTTACACTTATAGAAGAAATAATATCAAAAGAATCAGAAGTGGTTACAGTATTATTATTAGGGCCCGCAATAATATTAGTTACAACCGTATTATTTTGAACGCCTGAAATCGTAAATGTTGCACCGCTAAGATTATTAACGGAAGTTAAGCTAACTTGTCTTACAAATCCTTGATCTTTAAAACTAATTGTAGCACTTGGAGGATTTACATAAGTACCATTTAATAGAAGATTATCTGCCGATACAACGTTTTGAGTAAGAGAAACTGCTTGTAAATCCTGAGGAGCCCAATAATATTGTATAGAAGTAGGCATTCATATCTCTCTTATTGAATTTGTATGTATACAAAAGTTAAAGTATCTGTAACAGGAGTAGTAGAAGCTGTAATATTTAATAAAAAATATTTAGTAACCACGTAATCTTGTTCAAGAATAGATGTAGTCTGATTACCTGAGAACGGCATTAACACTGATGCAGGTACTAAATCCTTGAAAGATTTTCCGGTAGATTCTATTTTAACTAAGCTATATAAAACATCATACGTGATACCTGGAGTTGCCCCCAAGATAACCTGAAAAGCATAATTAAGCATCCCAGTATTCATTAAAGTATCTACTCCCACCAAAGGTAAAAATCCAACATCTCCCGTTCCAATTTGGACACCATTACTATTATTATTTACAGTTACAGATGTAATTACATCATAAGATAAGAGACCATAAACAGTAGTCGCATTAGGGCCTGTAATATTTTCTGTAACAGAAGCACCGTTCTGAATACCTAAAATAGTAAAAGTATTTGCGCTAATATTATTTGCAGATGTTATGGAAACTCCTCGTATAAAACCATGGTTTATAAAAGAAATTTGATTAGGGATGAATGAATTAGTAAGGGTGCCATTTAATACCATAGGAACATTCGCTACTGCATTTTGTGTTGCGCATACAGCTTGTAAGTCCTGTACAGGCCAAACATGTTGTATATATAAAGTCATCAATATCCTCTTTTTTATCAATTCTTCTAAGTGACCATTTTACTCTAATTAGCAAAATGGTCACTTACTCACTTATTAAACCCCTGGAGATCCAAAAATACCACGAGGATTAGATACACCAAAAGAATAACGCTCCGTAGCTTTAGCCATAACATTATCAGTTGGATAATCCACATAAGTATCAGTTTCAACAGCGGTTCTTTGAAAATGCTTTAACCCATCTGGCGCATCAGTAATAATAAACCATGCAGTAGGTGCAGTTAAGAACTGATTAATTTTATAACCTTCAGGAATATAATCATTATGATATATCGCACTTATATCATTATTTGCTACACCAATTCTGAATGCAGAATTTAACAGACGTGATGCTGTAAATTGTAATTCACGAGGTAAAATTAATTTCCTAGCCATTGTCTGAGATAAAATTCCGCTTTGCATTGGAAATTGTTGAATCAATATAATAGCTTGCTCAACACCCGCTTCACTAAAAGCAACGTTAGGAGTTGCTGCGCCAAAAGCATTTGCAAATGTCCCGCCGTC